GTCGGCAGCGTCAGATGTGTATAAGAGACAGGCTTAATCCACTCGCCGATTTTTATATAATTATAACCCTCTATCTTTTGGTGCTTGTTCTTTTCGATAAATTCAGCAGGGTTAATTTTTACCAACTGCTCACGGCTTACGCCAGACAGTTCGCAGATTTTCTCCAATTTCCTATCAAGTAAACCATCGTAAAAATCCCACGCCTCTTTTACTCGGTCTGTAATATCGTAAATCACAGTTTAAGAGCCTCCCTCAACGCAGAAACCAAAGAAGCAACGCCGTTGGTGTTGCAGTAATCAATTACTTTTTCCGCAACATCCTCGTCCAACTCTACCACGATACTCGTATCTCCGCATTGTCCGTGAGCCGTAACATTGCCCAGCCAAATAAAAGAGGTATCTGCCTTTTCTTCCTCCAACTCGTCATCTTCCAAGACATCCTCGTCATCGCTTTCATACGGCAAGCCAAAATCAAAATCAAATCCGCTCAAGTCCAATTCAGCCAATTCATCTGGAAGAATATCAAAATCCCATTCGCTTTCGTTGCTCTTGTTATCTACAATTCGTAGAGCCTTGACTTGCTCCTCCGTCAAATCATCAACGCACACGCAGGGCACAGTTTGCATTTTCAGCTTCTTCGCCGCCTCATATCTGCAATGCCCTATGACTATAATGTTATTGCTGTCTACAACAATAGGCTGTACGAATCCATATTGTTTTATACTTTCAGCAACATTGTTTATTTGCTTTTGGTCATGCTTTTTTGCGTTGTTCGCATACGGTACAATGTCCGCAAGCTTTTTCTGTATTATCTGCATAATATCCCTCCGCATAATATTATATCATAAGCAGCAATAAAAATCAATCGTTTCCGAACATCTGCTCAAATGTTCCGCCAGTCACGGCAAGTATTTTTTTTATATCGGTTATTGTCAGTTTCGTTCTTCCTTTTAGTTTGTTTCTGACGCTTTCAGAACGCATGCTTCCTGTGTCAAAACCCATTCTGCGCATCATCTCAGGTATCGATACTTTGTTTTCAAGCATCCACTTTTTAAGATTTGGGTAAATTATGCAGTCAAGGTTTTTAATGCGGCAAGCCCAAGCTGTTGCTTCGGGATTCATTCCTGCGCAACACTGCGCAATTCTCTGTCTTGACACTCCAAGTCTTTTGCCTATTTCTACAAAGGTCAAGCCCTGCATTCTCAATTCACGCGCTGCATCTCTTGTTTCGTACATTGTTATTCCTCCATTATCATTATTTCTGTTCGCGGGTTTTCTTTGTCATAGCTCCCGCAGAGCTGAAGCTCAACATTTGAAAAGCTGTCATCTTCGATTATCCCGGCTTCCCGCAAGCCGTCGAGGATAAATTTTCCGTTGTAGTTGTCAGGGTCGTGCCGTTGCCGAGTGCTGAAGAAGTATGTAATTCTGACAACGCACTTTTTTATTGGCTCGGACGGTTTCGGGCGGCAGTACGCCGCGCAAATAGCTTGCCACTGCTTCTTGTCCGCTCTATAAGCCCACACATTTTCACGCCCGGCGAACTTGTTTAACGACGGCGGGATATCGGGGATAGTGTAGATGTATCTTTTGCGTTCACATTGCGGGCATATCTGCCGTCCCTCGGGGACTATCTCCCCGCAACAAACACATCTGTCTGCATCAGGCATTGGCGTTCCCTCCTTATTCATATTTTATAAACCCGTCACCGTACAGGCGGTTTAACTCGTCAAACACATGACGCATACCAAGCCCGTCTTTTGTGGGTCTCCACAAACCCTCATTGTCGTACTCCCCGCCGTTCAAGCAGTAATTATATAATTTTGGATGTGTTTCCTTGAGCCTCTGAAACCTTGTTGGCTCTTTTTCAAGATGTGCTCCAAACCCGCAGAAAACGCAGCCAGTTCTCTGGCAACCCGTAGTCCTAAGCTTGCCGTTTTCTTCGACAATATCGCCATAAACAGAGGCATAGGGCACTTTATATCTGCGTAAATACTCAAGCACATCCTGCTCTGTCCAAAACGACATGGGTTGAGAGGTGGGGCGTTCAGCATCAAAAGCATTGCAACCGTTCGCCATCCAACCGTTTTTCCTCAAATTACTCTCAGTATCCATAGTAGCAAGTATGGCCTTATTTCCGCTCGCCTTCTCGTATTTTTTTACAGGCTTCTTTTTCATAACATCACAACATTGGTGGCTTATGGGGATCTCGGAATCGGTTAGCTTATTCCATTTAACAACCGAATATCGTCCGCCATATTTATCATCGTGAGGATTGTTGGCATTAAATTTCATTGCTGTTTTGCCGTTCGGGCATCTACGCGCCACTGAAATGTATCGAGATACTTCTTTGTTTATCATTGGATAGCCGTAAGTTTTTATAACATCATGGAAATTCATCTCAGGTCTAAGCCAAGTCACGTTGCTGAAGGTCTTAACGAACTCCCTGATTTCAGGGTACTCAAGCCCCGTATCTACAAACACAGCTTCTATGTCAGGATAAAGCTGTCGGGCGATATGTAGCAGTACTGTGCTATCCTTGCCTCCGCTAAAACTGACATAAACCTTGCCTTGGAACTTCTGATACCATTCAATGAGCCTTGTTTGTGTGACCTGTATTTTTCTTTCGAGCGACCACGCTTGCATCGTCTTTAAGTCTTCCAGTGTGTATTTGTTTTCACGCATTGTCCTTTACCTCCCGCTCGAACCGAATCCGTTGTTGCCGCGTGCCGTCTCGTCGAGACTGTCGACGACTTCAAGCTCGTCGCTGTAAATCGGCAAAATGACGAGCTGCGATATCTTGTCGCCCTTTTCGACAATGTAGGGAATCCGGGTGTTGTTGTAGAGCTTGACGCAAATACTGCCTGTGTAGCCCGCGTCGATAACGCCCTCGCTCGTTATGCCGCGCTTGACATTAAGTCCGCTCTTGCTCTTGAGGAATCCGACATATCCGCTCGGTATCTCGATATGTACTCCTGTGTCAAACATTGCGTTTCCCTGCGCTGGGACTATCCGACACTCTCTTGCCATGAGGTCGAATCCTGCATCTTCGGGATGTGCCTTGTAGGGCTTGTATGCTCCATCGTCCAAAACTATCTTCATTTTGTTTGCCTCCTTTTATTATATTATATATTATTGTGCCGCGTTTGTCAATAGTTTTTGCTTTATAATCCTAAAAATTTGCGCATTTCTTTTTGACTCTTGCCCAAGTCCTTTTGCCTGCGGTTTTCGTTCTTGACCTCTACCGCTACACACTTTTCAAGAATGCGGTCATATATGCGCCGTTCTGTTATCGTTGCGGGATATAGCAGCTCCTCTCTCGTCAGGTTAGTTGTTATAATCACCGGCAGTCCTGCGCGATATCTTGCGTCTATGACATTGTACACAACTTCCGCCATATACTCTGTTTTTCTTTCTGCCGCGAGGTCGTCCAGTATCAACAAGCTGTAACCGTTTAGCTCGTCCAGTATGTCCTGCTTGTCAAATGTAGCTCCGAGTTCATTTGCTATTCGCGCGAAGTTAGTAAACCTGACCGAATAGCCCCTGTCAAGTAAAGCATTTGCGATTGCCGCCGCATAATAGGTTTTCCCGCATCCGACTTCCCCGAACAGCAAAAGCCCTTGCCCTCTGTCGCGCATTGCAGCGAAGTCTTCAACATACTTTTCAAATGCGTTTGACAGCTTCGGATTCAGCTTGTCGTCTTTTGCAAAAGTCATTTCTCGCATCGTTGAATCATCAAACGCGATCTCTATCCTTTTTGCTATCCTCGCTTCTCTTTCGCGCTGTTTCTTCTCCTGCTCTTCTGCCTTCACGCGCTCTGATTCGCATTTACACAAGCAATATGGGCGGCGAAGCTTGCCGCAGATAATAACCTCGCACTGCTTCGGCGTGTGGCATTTTCCGCAGTGCAGGAGATTGTTTTCAATATAATCGCCCTCGTTTGTTTTGATAGCTTCTTTTGATTTTTGCTCCAATTCGTTGATAAGTTCGTCAAACATTTTAATCATCTCCAAATACAAATTCCCAGCCGTTTGATTTTTCGCCCAATAGTCGCCCGTCTGACCCTCTGCGTTTTGGCGCAGATGCATTCAAGTAGCCCTCGAACTTTGAGCCAAACAGCGTTTCGGGTCTCAGGTATTGTTCCATATCCGTGCCAATCCATGTAGCACATCTGTTGTCTATCACCTGCTTAAAATCTGATAAGGTTCGACCCTCTTTCAGCCTTGCATTGATATGTCTAATTGTTGTTTTGTTGTTAGTTCTGTATTTCTTATGAGCTTTTTCGTTCAGATAGTCGACTATTTCTGTTATGACTTTCATGTCATACTTTTCGGCGTTCTCGACAATATTATTATCAATAGAAGAATCTTCAATAGATGAATACTCAATAGATGAATTTTCGTTATGCGTTTGACCGCATACCCCGTATGCGTTTGAACGCATACCCGTATCGTGTTTGACCGCATACCCCGTATGCGTTTGACCGCATACCCCTTGTGCGTTTGACCTGCCGTCATCTACCAAGTGTATGTAGTTTTCGCCGAACGCATAAAACGAAAAAGTTCCGCCCTTTTTAACAAGCTGATAATCCAGTATTCCAAATTCAACCAGCTTTTTCATCCTGTCGATGAACGCTTCTTTTGATATATCAATCATCGGCAAATCTTCTAACAGTTTGCTGTGCGCAACCATAACATATTCGCGCCCGTCGATTGTTGTTTTGCGCATATTGGGATAAAAATCCGTAAACCAGCGTAAAATAACAAGGTCGGTACAGTCGATTTTTATAGTCTTTTCGCCCTTGCTGGTCTCAACAGTCTTTTTGAGCGTCATAGCATATTCCTGACTAAATCCCTCTATCGTGTATCTCATTTCGTTTCCTCCCATTTTTTAAAGTAAAAGCCCTCTGCATTGATAAGGTGTGAGCAAATCAACGCAAAGGGCGTGGGCTGTGATATTTTGTTGTTGCTGCGATACCGCCTCACACTCAATATCACAACCCGATAAGCGGCTTGTAACCTGACCTCTCATCTTCTTTATTATAACTGATTTTAGAGCAAATGTCAAGCGTTTTTAAAAATTAATTGCATTTGATATCAATCAAAACGGCAAGTCACCGCTTATTTTTATTTCCTCAAAATCCGGCTCTGAGGACTTCTCTTTTTTCGTGCTGCAAAAGCTGACATCATCCGCCAGTACTTCAAACGCTGTGCGCTTGTTGCCGTCCTTGTCCTCATACTTGCGCGTCTGTATGCTGCCGGTCAGGGCAATTAGATCACCCTTTGCAAAATACTTGCTGACAAATTCTGCGGTCTTGTTCCACGCCACTATGTTAATAAAATCCGATGTAGCGCGGTCAAATCGTCTTTCTACAGCGATACAAAATGATGCCACCGTTTTGCCTGTGGTGGTCTGCCTGAGTTCAGGCGTTGCGGTAAGTCTGCCGATAAGTGTTACATTGTTAATCATTTTCGTTTGTCCTCCTGCTGTCTAAAAATTCTTTTGATGACATTCCGTACACACGGCGGATTCTAAGCTCACAGTTCAGTTTTTCAATTTCGTCATCGTTTGCCGTCTTGTAAAACTTGCAATTGTCGCAATCACGCTTTATCAACACTTTGCAACCGTTTTCCGTTGCTGAGCCATAAGCAAAGCAATTCTGTCTTACCATTTGTAATTTCTCCCAAAAATTTTTATAAAATCAAGGTCGGGATAGACCTCTTCAAACTTTTCCTGCGCCAGCTCCTGTAAGCGGTGACGGTTGTCTGCGTTGTGGTGTACACCGTCCGGCGGCTCGTTATGGCACCAGTGGCACAGATACACGGTCAAGCCGTATTTTTCGCTGTTCTTTCTATTGGACGCGCCGAATATATGGTGCTTTTCCAGCCAATCAGCGCGCCCACATAAAAAGCAATTATGTTCCGTCTGTATAATGCTATTCACTCGTCCACGCGCCTTTAAGCCTTGCCAGTTCCTCAGGGGTCATCGTCTCTATGCCGTTCTCCTTGCAGTCAAAGACAACGAGGTCAATCAGGCGTGACATCTGCGCGGTGTCGTATGTAGAAGAACCGTAGTACAAGTTGACATTTGTGCAGCCGGGTATTTTGCTTTCAAACGGCTCTGCTATCCAGCCTAAACCGTTCTTGCTCCACCTCGTGACAAGCCGGAGCACCGCCTTATCCTGCACGCAAACTGTGTCATAATTGCCGCCGATATTTTTGACATAATTTCTGTATATGTCCGCTTTTGGGGCTCTCGTTTTTGCCGCAAGCTTGCCGCATAAAGCCCAAAAATAACCGTTAGCGTCAAGGCTTCTTTTTGTCCCGGCGGGTCTTATGTCGATTTCGTACGGTCTGTTGTCGGACTTAAAAGCGTCAACAAGCTCTTTCGCGTAGTTCGGACAGTCCACGGACACGCGCAAGCCGAAGCCCGCGCTGTCCTGAAACCAGTCAAGATTTTTTACTTCCATCCACTTTTAGCCTCCAATCGTTCAAGATTTTTATCGCGTCCATAAGGTCATCATATTCAAGGCTTTCTATTGTAGTGCCCTCAGGCTTCGAAATTTGCCTCATAAGCGCGTTTAAAATTTCGCCGTCACTTTTATTGCGTACTTTCGCAAGTCCGCTTATAATGTTGTTTGCGGCGATATTTTTGGCATTCCTGCTTGCGTCTTGCTTTTCGGCGGCTTCTTCTTCGGGTAAATCTTCTCCCGCGTAAATATACAACCCTAAACCGTGACGCGCACAAGCCTTTGTCAGGCTGCGTTGTATCGCCTTATTCACATCGAAGCTTGTTACATTCTCGATTGAGATTGACTTGTTTTTATAGTCCATAACGGGCAGATATTCTATATGCTCAATTCCGTTGACGGTGACTCCTGTTTTGACCCAGCAGGTGCGCCCGTCGGTGTGGTAGTTCCAGCCGTCGGCATTTTCGTAGACGGTGTATGTCGCGTCGGGGTGTCTTTTCTTTATTTCGCCCCATGCCCACGCCCACGAAAGGTAATTGAGGTTGTTTTTCTTCTCTGTGTGTCCGTTGACATTGACCGCGTAAAGGTCGTTAAAGTAATTATCCAATGTGTTCAAGTCCTTTCTTGATTAAAATTCTCGTCTGCGCAGCTTTTGTCAAATCGTTCTGTTTGGCAAGCTTGCAGATGTTCTCATACAGCTCGCGCGACATCGGTACTGCTATCATCTCGTGTTCCATTATTTCGCCTCCTTTTCTATCATCTTATCCGCGAACCATGTGCGGTCTGAGTCAATGAACTCCGTGCAGTCCAACGGCTGAATCGCGTTCGCCTGTTTCAATTCGCGGCACAGTATCATGTCAATCTGACGCGGTGTTAAAAGCGACGCATACAGCGCGTTAATCTGCACCGCCTCTGTTTCATCTCCGCACAAGCTCTCGCAGTAGTCAAAGTCGTACTTGTGCTCGTTCATACAGTCATAGCAGACATCGCACTCCATGCTTTCTTCCGATTTCCACTCGCCGCAGATTTCGCACTTTCTTGCCTCTTCAAACTCGTCGCAGTGGCAATACGGGCAGAGGTCAATCGCCTGAAATGCGGGCTGACCCCAGCATTCGCCGACATTCTCTTCTGTGTAATCAGGGCACTCAAAAACGCTTCCACAGTCTTTGCAAATAAACATTGTTTTTACCTCTTTCTTTTTTGTTGGTCTTCCTTGACCTTGTGACTATATTATATATTGTTTGACCGTGTTTGTCAATAGTTTTTTAAAAATTTTTTGAACTTTTTTAAAGTTTTTTTCGGGCTTTTTTGTGTTCGCTTCGTTCACTTTAAATGACAAAAGGCAGGGCATAAGCTCTGCCTTTGGAGGTATTATATGATTGACTATAATTCCATTAAATCCGACTTGGCGCAGTATGAGTTAGATTATGACAATTCTTTCACGGCTCTGAACAAACTTGCGCCGCCTGTGCTTTGTTGTACCATACCCTCTCAGACCCTCAAAATGTGCCCTTAAAGGGCGATTCTGAGTTTTATAAGATAATTAGTGGTAAAAACCTAACGGCTGTTTTAGGGGTAATTAACGAGCTTTTAGGGGCTATCAAGTGCATTAACTTAAATCCCTATCAAGCCACTTTGCAAAAGCTCGTCAACCTCGATTAACGCTTTTTAAACTTTTCGGCAAGCTTATCCTCAAATGCGATAAGCTTGTCTTCTTTTACGAAGCCGTAGATAATACCCACAACAAGCAGGATTTCAAAGACCGTTTGAATTGCAAATTTTAAAATCATTTTAAACATCCTCCACCATATGATAAACTTCTTCTCCGTATTGCTCCGGAAAGCGTTTTCTTTGTAGCATAAACCAATCAACGCTGCCAAAAACTTCAGCTTTATTTCTGCCTTTTTTAACGCTTTCAAGATAGTCTCCGGTATCCGATTTAACCCGATACAATGCTCCTCCGTCGTAAGTCGCAAAAAGCGTCATTTGTTTTGTTGCGTCGTAGTTGTCTTCGGCAATCCAATCTTCCCAGCCCGTGATATCTTTTGTGTCAAAATAAACAAAGTGCGGATTGAACTGATTGATTGCGGCGATTGCTTCTTCTTTTGTCTGATATCTTTTGCCTTTAAAAGTATAAAGGTAACACGCCTGATACCCGCTTTCCAGCGGTCTAAGTCCGACGCAGACATATTTGCCTTTATACTTTACAACCGTTACTAACATTTTAATCACCTCACGATATATACATATTGTATTCTACATTGTCGCTTTCGGGCATTTCGTAAGCCTGATAAACAAATCTTGAATTTTTAACCGCCTCGCCGTTGTATTCAAAGCGGTCATATTTCCTGCAAACATCGGGATTGGAACTCCCATCTCTGACAGTTCCGCATACATCTTCGCGATTTCCTGCGGCTTTCTGTATCCGTTGTACTTTGCTATTATCTTGTTTGCCTGACTTCTGATTTTTGCATTGATTGTTGTCATTTTGATCACCTTTCTGTCCTTTCATTGTCTATATTATATACTATTACGCCGTGCTTGTCAACAGTTTTTTTAAATTTTTTTGAACTTTTTTAAAAAAACAAAAGCACCCAGCCGAAGCCGAGCACCTTTGTAGACACGCATGAAGCATATATATTGTATCACATATTATAAAAAAGTCAAGTATAAAGCAAAACAGCACCGATTTCTCGATGCTGCTCTGCTACTTTTGAAAGGAGGTGAAAAACAAAGAAAGGATTAATCTTGTCCCAGAAACCAACCACTGAGCCAATCACTATTAGATATTATAAAGCATTGCTTATCGTTTGTCAAGCCCTTTACAGATATTTTATAATCACTTTACAGATATTTTATAATCAGCTTTATAGTATCAATCATACATAAAAGCCTATTGTTTGCATAGATTTCTTTTTGCCCGATATCCGCAGTACATAAAGCTTGTCAGACTGCGGACGATACGCCGATTTTGCCACATAGCCTCCGAACGACAAGAAGGAGCCGCAGTTGATACACTCTATATTCTTTTTGGTGACTTTGTTGTTGTACTTGTCAAATACAAGCTTTGCTCTCGGACGGTCTTTCGCTTCGTGGTCGTGACCGCTTGCGAAAAAGTCTATGCCGTCCGTATAGTCGGCAGAATGAACTGATTTGATGTCTTTTACCTGATGCTGCAGCTGCCCGAAGTAGTGTATCTGCTTTGTGCTTGACGGCTTAATTTCTCCGATTGCTATGTTTAGAAAAGCTATTGTGTCGCGGTATTTTTCCCCGATTCCTGCTATCAGGCAGCAATCATACAGAGGATAAAGTCCGCAGGTTTTTGTAGCGCGGTTGTGGCAGTGATTGCCGGGAACAACGGCTATGGTCTTTTCTTTCAGTTCGGACAGCTGTTCTGTGACCCATTCTTTCTGATGCGAAGGGCTTGCAGTCTGCGTGAATATGTCAGACTTGCTATTCGGGATAGCATCCTCCATTAGGTCGCCTACCCAGCATATATACGCGTTAGGGTCTGCGATTATTTGAGCTTTTAAGTTGTTCCACTTCTTCGCGTCAAACAGCTCCGAGCCGTAATGCAAATCGTGAATAAAATATATGTCCGCATATTCTTTGTCTCGAGGAAGTTTAAAAATAATCGGCGTATCGTCGGGCAAAAACATATCCGTCACCTACTGTTATTTGAAAATAATTTCAAACACTGTTGCGATAAGTGTTCCGATTGTCGCCGTTGCAATAGTCCACATCAGCTTTTCGACAACGCCTAACTTCGCCAGCCCGATTTCTATTCGCTTGTCGTCATTAGCCAGTTTGCCCGCTATTTCTCTGTGATTCTGATTGCAAGTCGACTGCTTGACATATCGCTCGTCAAGCCTTTTTTCCAAATTTTCCATTTCCATTTCCGTCATCGGTTTCTTCCTCTGCAATGATTTCCTGCAAGAGCTGTATTGCACCCTGTGTGGCGTTCGCCTGTGCTTCAAAATATTTCAGCGTGTTTTTCAGCTCTTCCAGCCTTTTTTTATAATCCATTGTTGCCTCCGATGATTTTATATTTATATTATATCACTTTTAATATAAAAATCAAGTGTTATGCCAGTTTTACGGCTGTGCCGCCTCCGAACTGTGCGTAAATACCGCCAGTGTCAACAAAGATTCTGCCGCTAACGCTCGAGCCGATAAGCTCCAACGCCATTCCTGCGCTGCCTGTTCCGCTTGAGTAAAATTCCATTCTCGCGGGAGTAGTGCCGTCCGTGTTGTTGCCCAGCTGCAAAACGCCGTGTGCGTTGCTTTTTGCGCCAAGCTCTACGCTTATGTCTTTAGCACCAAACGGCGCGTGAGAAATAAATCCAATAGCATCGCCGCCTGTCGCAACGTTTAAAGGCTCGTTGACCTCGATTTTTTTTCGGAATCTTGCGTTGTCTTTGCTGATTAGCGCAAAATCAGTGTCCCAGGAGCTTGTCGTCGAGACACTGTCGGTACTCGTTCCGATTCTAAACCCGCCAGACGGAACGCCGCCGAGCGTGTATGAGGGGCTTGCGAGTGTAGCGTACCACTTTCCGCCTATAAGTGAGTTATAAAGCGACAGATATTTTGTTCCTGTTCCAGTGCCAGTTCCTGCGCCCTGATACAGCTCCACTACTCCGCCTGAAAAGTCTGCTTTGTAGCCGTCGTTATTTAAGATTGACAGAGTACCGCCGTCGAGGTTTATATCGCCGCCGGTGATGTTGATATCGGAAGCTTCGATGTGTCCGGTTTCGAGGTTAAAAGAAAATTCGCCATTTGCGGACTGCATTATTCCGGCTTTGATGATATTTGCCGTCAAAGTGCCTGTGTCGATAAAGTCGGCTACGATATGACCGTCCTGCGTGATTGCGGTAGTATAGGTGCCGTTGTAGCCTGTGGACGAATATCCAAGACCTGACAGATTCCACCGCCATATCTTTGTGGCTGTGCTTGCGTCCGCAGTGTTCATTATCAAAAGCTCCTGCGGATTCTCGGACGGATTAAGCCTGATATATCCGCCGCTGTTGCCAGTGATTGCCGCCGTTGCGTTCGCTATTGCCTCTTGATATGCCTCTGTAACTTCTGATTTGCTTGAGATAGCAATGTTTTTAGCGTCCGCTGCTTCTTTGACCGTCTGCGATATAATGCTCGACATATTTGTCCGAGCACTGCCGAGTTCTATCTTTGTGTATTTTTCGGCTATTGTATCGTATACAGTTTTTATGACTTTTGCCTTGATATTTACGCCGAGTTCTTTGTGATAGATTGTGACGGTATCACAGAGATTCACAGTTTCAAGCGGCGCGATATTTGCGTATTCAGGCGACTGTGCAAGATTGACAAAAGAAACGGTTACAGAGGCTTTGACAGAATTGATATCATTATCCTCTGCATATCCTTGCACCGCTGCATCAAGCAAGCTCTGTGTCGGCGCATTTGACCCGAATTCGGAGGAGAAATCACGGACGAGAATGCGCGTTGAAATGCCGCTTGTATTGGCGACATTGTAGGAGCTTGTAAGGTTGACATCATCTGTTTTGACATAGCCGAATATCCCGGTGTATGACGCTGACATATCAACATCACAGTTCAGCTCTGTCATATTCTTGCCGTAGGCTATTCTCACGCCGTTGTCTTTGCCACGCGATTTATGGAGCTTGATTGTGTAATTGTCAAACTCATATTCGCCGCCGTAGGTGTAAAGCACAGAGCCTTCATCGCCGCCGAGAGCTGCACGAGCTGAGACATTTGAAAGATTGATAGCCGACGAAAGCGTTATATCAGTTGTCGCCGCCGTGAATCCTGTTGCTTTTCCGAGCTGATTTTTTGCGGCGGTCAGTATAGCATTTATGGCGACTTGCGCGTTACCCGATGCCGAAACAGTCGGCACTGGATAGCCCGACAGAATATAGCTGACATGCTCCGCGTAAACCGTAAACTCACCGTTAATAGGCTTTGACACCTTGTAAATGTGGAATAACTGATTCTCGCTTGTCTGATTCGGCTTTGCCTTAATGTAGCAATCCGTCACAATGTCATTGGCATGGGTTGCGCCGATGGGGTATACAAGCTCAAGCTCATACACCCCATTGCGTTCCTCCGTCACTTCACACGCGGTGCATTCCGACAACCAGCCTATTTTTGTTTTTGCGTCCGCTTTTAAGAGTATTGGAGTCATTTTATCACCTTTAAGACAATATATAAATAGACTTGCTGATTATCATAACTCGCGCCAGTGCGGGACGATTTCCACTTTCGTAACTGTTCCAGTCCAGCTGATAGAATTTGCGCCCGGTTTAAGCGTCGGAAAATCGTCAAAGTTCGCGCGGTCTGCCTTGCTGCTCGTACCAGTAAATACCGCCTGCAAGCTGCTATCACATTCAATATAGCTCGATATCGACGTGAAGGCAAACGAATCATTGTTTACATTGAGCGTGAAGTTGCCGCTTCCGTAAATTTTAAAATACGGCAGGGCGGTGTACTGCGTCGGATTTGTGATACTTCCTTCCGCCGTCAAGGTTGTTTTTGTGTCGCCCGTTGTGAGGCTTCTGAAAGGCTTGCAGTTGAACGCTATCTCTAAGTCAGCCCACTCGCCTTTTCCGAGATAGTCCCAGTCGACCGAGCCGGTTCTTGCCGCCATTCTGTAGTGCGTAGAATCGTCGCTATCAATTAATTTCTGATATCCACCGGCGGAAAGCCAGTTAGCTATTTCTAACAGCTTTGACTTGACATTCTTAACGCGGACTTGATAGGTGACATCAACATTCCTATAGCGTCCGTTGTCTAAAATCACTTCTCCGTCTCTTCCGGGCACTTCGACAAAATCGACATCGCGGACGGGTGCCTTATATATTTCTTTATGCTTGATTATTATGCCAAAATCTGAGGACTTCTTGCCGTTCCATGTAAAATAATCGTTAAGCATAAGCACCCGCCTTTCTCTCTGCCGCATTTGCGAGCATTTCTGACAGCCTTTCTGCAAGGCTCTTGATATCTTCCTGCGTGTAATTATTGAATGTGTCGATGTTAAGCGTTAGTGAAACGCCCTTTGACGCAGAAGCCCCGACTGACACGCCAAATCCTGCCGAAACGGATGCTCCGTAATTGTCAATAACACCCTGCGAGACATCCTTGATTGCAGAAAATGCGTCCTTGCCGCCCTGCTCAATACCGATTGCCAGTCCTTCGGTGGTAAACTGACCGATTTTCTTGAACACCTTTGACGGTGAAGCAATGCCCAGTATCTTTTTAGCAATGTTTGTGAGGTCTCCGAAGAGGTTTTTAAACCATTCCCTAAAGTTTTTCCAGGCATTTGCAACACCTTGCTTCATTCCCGCGACGATGTTTTTGCCTATGCCGCTCCAGTTGTAGGAGCGGAAAGTATCGACGATTGACGCAATAATCCGTGGTATCATCGCAACCATATCGGGAATTGCCTGAATCATACCCTGTGCAATAGCCAGCAGGAGCTGAATGCCGCCGCTTATCAGTGTTCCGAGATTGTTTAACAGTCCGTTTGTAATTGATATGATAATATTAGGAACATACGCCATCAGTTCGGGCAACGCTTCCATTAGTCCGTGAATTAACGCAACCATTATCTCAACGGCTGCCGCCAGGATGTTGGGAAGCTCCGTGATTATCGTTGTCACAATAGCTCCGACAAGCTTAGGTGCTGCGGCAATTATCTGCGGGAGAGCGTCATATAATCCATGCACAAGAGCAAGCACCAAGTCAAGTGCTGATTCAATCATTGCGTTAAGACTTGCGGGGTCTGACAGAGTTTGAGCAAGTGCCAGAATCGCCTGAGTTGCCGCCTCCATTAGTTTTGATACAATGCCGGACAACGCAGACAACAGCGTCGGAAGGAGTCCGCTTATCAACGCAGGAATCGCATCTATAACGCTGCCTACAAGATTTGCCGCTGCATCAAGCAGTCCGGGAAGAACCTTGTTTATCACATCTGGAAGCTTTTCAATAATCACGGGAGCAAGCTTGTCAACGAGTTGCACAATACCCGTCAGGGACTGCTCCACGCGGGGCAGAATATTGCCAGCTGCCGTTGCAACGGAGTCGACAAAGTTATCAACCAGTTTTCCGAAGTCCTGATTATCGTCTGCAATACCGACTAACAGATTCTGCCACGCCGATTTTGCGGAACTGACTGAGCCTTGTATGGTCGTTGACGCTTCTTTTGTGGTCGTGCCAGTAATGCCCATTTCAGTCTGCACAGCGTGTATTGCTTCGACGATATCGGAATAGCTTGAAAGGTCAAACTTCTTGCCCGTTAGCTTTTCGGCATCGGACAGAAGGCGTTGCATTTCTTCTTTAGTGCCACCATACATTATGTTCGCCACAGGTCGCTAATCTGTGACCGCCTTTCGGCTGCTGCATGTTTCCATACAGTTCAGACTATCTCTTGACTATTTTAATAGCCCCTCGCGCTTCCACCCGCTTGGGTGTACTCTACTCCGTTACGGTTTTCGCCGTCGTTTCGATAGTCGTTCGGGTGTTATGACTTTGCGTATTTTACGCAGTCAATTTACCACGGTGTTTTCTTCGACATTACTCGGGAAGAGTTCCACCGTTTTCACGAGGTTTATACTGAGCAATGGTGTTATGCCGCTAAAGGCATATTTTTTTGTCTACCCAGCTTGAGGTTATCTAACCGATTGCTCTACGGTTTCCCGTAGAATCAGACTATTTCTTCAACTCATAGAGTTGGTGCGCGCTTCCCACCCGCGTGTCAATAGCGGAGGTACTCGGTGACGAACCGATAGTCGTTACACTTTCCTCAAAGAGGCTTAGCACGAGATTGCCATATCATTCGACTTAGGTTTCCTCGTTAGCAGGATTGCTCCCACACCCTTGACAGGTTCACGCACGCTCGACCGCGCAATCGCTCACGCGGCGGACATTAAGTCTATCGTAAAGTTTTGCTTCGCAAATCCTTGATAGGCATACTGGATTGACTGAATATCCGTACCCATCTTGTTCGCGTTATCCGCCATGTCGGTGATAGCTTTGTCGGCTTGTTTTGCCGCCTTTTCGGTATCGCCGCCCGAGGACTGCAAGAGCGAAGCCGAAAAGCTTGTCACGGTGTCCATATACTGATTGGCAGAAAGTCCCGCCGTCTTATATGCGTTATTTGCATATTGCATGACGGTATCAGACGACTGCTTGAAAAGAGTCTCAACGCCTCCAACAAGCTGCTCATAGTCGGCATAAGCGGCTGTTGCGTCTTTGACTACCTTTGCCACGCCTGCCGCCATTGCACCCATTGTGGCGGCGGATACTTTGGTAACAGTTTTTAAACCGCTTTTGACCTTTTCGCCCAGCTCTTTTGTCTTTGCGCCAGTGTCCTTTATTGCCTTGTCGGATTCTGAAGTGTCCGCTCCAATTTTAATAAATACTTCAAATAAATTCAATTAATCACCTCTATCCCGCAGTTCTCTGCGATTTCTTTAGTGATTTCTTCGGCTGTTCTTGTCTCGGCAGGCGGAGGATTTAATATATCATAATAGCGTTTCTGTATAAACTTCCCTCCGACTTGATTCGCGGTGTTCTCGCTTATCATTTGCAGGCAGTCTGTTACATAGACCCTATATATTTCATCTTCCGTTCTTTTTTTATAAAGGGCTATGCAAAAATCTTTCACATAGCCCCAGCCAAACAGCCTAAAACTTTTTAAATTTATTCGGCAGAGACATTCTTTGAAAATGCCGCAAGGAACGGCACCAATGATGTAAAAAAATCGTTTGCGCCCTCGCTTGTCAGGAGCGTGATGATAGTCTTGAGCGCGTTAGGTGCTTTTTCGCCCTTGTCGAGAATCCAAAAACGCTTGAGAAACGCGCTTGTCTCGGCGGGGTGCTTTTTAAGCATATTTTCGAGCACGATTTTGAGTGCCGCCTTGCTGTCTACTTCCTCGTCTTTGACCTCTGTTTTTCTCATTAGCTCGATGAACGCCTTTGAGTCGTCAATAAGGTCATAAGCTCTCGGAAGCAGTATTTCATCGTCGTCGCAGTCAAATAAAAATACCATAGTTTGCCTCCATATGATTTAATTAAGACTCAGCTGTTCCGGCTTTGATATAGACCTCGAAGGGTACAGTATCCTGTGCAGCCATTGAATAATGCGCCGTGTAGGTAAATGCAAACTGTCCCTTTGCCTTGTCGGAAGTCTGAAGCTGGAATCCGCCAGTCGAAAGAGCGTTCATCAGGTGGATTGCGATGTACCCGCCGTTTGTTGCGCCGTTCTTGTCTGAATAATCGCCTACTATCCAAATGTCGGAGAAATCAGCGTCAAGAACATCGTTGCGCGGTGTTACCTTTGTAGTGTCAGGGCTTCCGATATCAGCCGCACCAATAAGCGACTTTGCCGTTGCGGTGTCAACGGTGACGAAAGTACCGCTTGCCGTGACTTCCCAAGAATCGAGCTTTTTAAGCTCCTTCATGTTCTTCGGACAGTTGTCAATATCTTCGCCGAAGTCTGAATAAGTCGGAGCGGCGTTAAAAGAGATACCGCCAGTTGTCGCACCTATCTGGTCTTCTGCTGCAAGCGTACCAGTTGCAGGAGTAAAACTTTTGGCAAGAATCGCCGCGTTGAGCTGAAGCTTTTGAAAAGTATCGGTCGGAATTTTAGTATACTTCATACTCTCATCCTTTCTTAAATATATTCTGCGGTTATGTTTATAACCTTGCGTTTGATTAAATCGTCAGAATCGTCGCCCATATTTTGAGCAAACGGAATTCCTCTTTTAAGCCAAACCGCGCCGTCATCACATTCAATAATCACGCCGCCCAGTCCCAGTGTGTCGCTGATTTTTTTTGCGATTGAATTAGCCAACGCCCACGAGGTCGAGCGCGTCCACACCGAGAGGCTGAGCGATGTATCGCCGTCTCCAAAAGAGGCGGTTGAAACGGAATATGTCAAATAAGGCAAGGTTGCGCTTTTTGGCAAATGCGTTTCTTCGTAAGCCGTGCCAAACTGACTGCAAAAAGAATAAAGTGCTTCCTCTTTGGTCATCGTGTCACCTCATACTGTTCGGCGGTCAGTTGTGAGACCTGAAAGCTCGCGCTTTCGGGAGTCTGCTTGTCGGTTGTGTCGCGTGATGTTATGCGAAGCGTAAGACCGTCAGAGAGTCTGCGGAATACGCTATAATAGTGCAGAGGCACACCCTTTGACACAGTCACGGAATACAAGGAGGTAACGCCCATTTTTTCTGCTGTTCTCGCCTGTATGGAAGAATCAAACACGATAGCCGCGTCAAACTCTGCGCCGTCCGTCCAAGTAATCGTGAAGCCGCCCTGCGGGTCAGGCGTTGTCTGCTCGTGCATAAAAACGCATCTCTGCATTGCGCTTGATAAAAGAGACATTATAGCTTCCTCCAAGCGTTAAGCCGCGAGGCGAAAACATCGCGCCATGTAAGCGGTGCTCCGCTCTCGCCTGTAGCCTTTGTATATGAATAATCGCCGAACGATTCAGATGTGTATGGACTCTCTGCGTTCTTCGCAATATACTCATCAATTTCCCCTGATAAGGCAATAAACGCTGGAGGCACACGCATTGCCCATATCTGCCCCTCGAATACCTCGTCCGTCAAAACGGCGGGGTACTGATACACACCGTCATTGTAGACGCTCCCAAGGACGCGGAAATATTGTCCGTCCTGTAAAAAGTCAAGCGGCATATTGCCGTCCTTGACTGTAAAAGTTCCGTTGTGCTCTTCAGACACAAACCAATTGCGGGTTTCCGCACACAGTTCATACAGCATAATATGCCGCCTTCCTTACTTTTTTTTTTTGGTCTTTACTTCCTCAACGATTTTCCAGCCGCTCGCGATAAATCCTGCGGCATGGTCAGCGTCGAGAATCTCAACCGTTTCTTTTCCGCGCTCTAAAATCATGCGAATGTAGCCTTCAGGCAAGCAATCTGAGCCTTGTCAACAACCTTCGCACCATAAACATGAAGACCCTTGACCGCGTCAGCGAATCTCTTCTCGGGACGATATGCCTCGGTCGAGACTATCTGCTCAGCGTAAGTTGCTGCCGAATCAACACCGCCGACAATAGTGTAAGTGTCGGTGCTATTAGAATTAACGCTCACGCAGTTGTTAGAAAGATAGATGTCGAATCCGGCAGCCTGAGCAACAAGACCGGTTCTCAGTATGCCTTCTGCCATTTCGCCGCCAGTCTTGACGAATCTGTCATCAAGAAGAATAAGAGCGTACATCTCCGGGGGAATGACAAGCCAGCGTCCGGCAGTCGGAACATTTGCCTTGTCGAGTATAGTGCGCATCTTGACAACATTCTCATAGACATTGGAGGATGTGAGCGCAACGGCACTCGAGGAAACGAGGTTACTCGCATCAGCTGCGCCCGCAAGAATACCCGCGATATACTTGTCGGAAGCGTCCGCAAGACCATAAGCTGCGCGGGTCATTGCCTTATCCATTATATCGCCAGCCGCCTGCGCTGCGTCTATGTCGTCAACCTGGAAGTTGAAGTACTTTGCCTGGTCGATTGTGAGCGTCTGGTCGGTAGTAGCGAGTGTTTCAGGACCCGATGAAAAATCGGTATTCTGAGTGTAAGTGCCGATAGTGACCGCGCCTATGGTGTTGATATGCACGGTGTCGCCCATTTTCTTAATGTCGCCCTCATAATCACGGTTTACGACATTGGCGAAAACATGGGACTTGTCAAGCGCGTTAAGAAGTCTCGCGCTCCAAAGTTCAGGAATAAAGTTTGTAACAGCCATTTGTTATCTGTCTCCTTTGAGTGAATTTTTGATTGTCTCCCAGTTCTTGTTTATCTCGTCGGGAGACATCTTTGCAATGTCCTCTCGGCTAAATGACTTTTTGGAGGTAGTCGGCGGCGTGGCAGTGTTCGCACCTTGTGTGTTGGTGGAAACGATAAAGTCCGCCCACTCGTTTTTGATGCTCTCGGTAAGCTTTTCAGCTTCCTTTATTTTGCCGGATTCGTCAAGCTCAACGGAATCAATGTCAGATACTCTAATAATGCTATCAATTCGCTTGTCGGAAACTCCTGCCGCCTTTAATACTTCGCGATAAGCCGCTTGCTTTGCGCGTGTAGTTTCCTTTGCGGATATATCTGATTTATAATTGTCGTACTCTTCTTTGATTGCGTCATACTTGACTTTCCATTCATCCGAGCCATTAGCCTTGATTGTCTCGTTTGCTTCGTCCAGTTTCTGTTGGACTTTTGCAAGCTCGTCAGCCTGCGCCTTGTAATTGTCGCGCTGTTCCTTTAACGCGTCAACCGTTTCGGCGTGTGCCGCTATAATCTCATCGATTTTTTCGTCTTCAATGCCCATTGCTTTTAGGCTTCTTCTTGTAAGTGCCATTTTTATCTAATCTCCTGTTCTTCGGTGGCATTTCTGCGCCATTTGATTATAGGCAAACATTTGTTTACCACTTGTATTTTATCACAAGTAAAAATTATTGTCAAGCGTTTTTGATACTATCGGTTAGCAACTGCTTGTATTCGTCCTTGTGGTCTGCTGCAGCTTTTCGCAAAGTGTGATGCGCCTCTCTGCCTCTTGCGCCCTCTTCGATAAACGGGAAGTATTCAACATTGCTGCCGATTGCAACATAATTGTCTTCTATTTCGCCCAGCGTTCCGCGATACTCTCCGGTTTTAGGCGGCTTGCCGTTTTTGCCTCTATCCGCTTTATACGACGATATGGCGGCGGTCTCTCCGGATAAAGCATGAGTGATACTATTACGCGCATATCCGGTGTCTACGGGACAGGTATCTTTTGCGTAAGTTTCGGCGGTCATTCCGATAGCTCTCAATCCGCGCCTGATTGCTTTTGCTAATAGCTCTTTATACTCTTTGGAATTGTCCTTGAACTCCACTCTTTATCCCCCTTTGAGTTTTTTAAATCCAGTAACCTTATAACCAAGAGAACACCGGCAGTTATAAACATTAGCTGCATCTGCCGATGGATCTCCGGGGTACATTATTTCCCCAATCGAGTTTTCAAACGGCTCATCTTTGTCGCGCAGTTGTCCGTCAAGCTCTCTGTGCCAGTCTCTTGTCCTTGCGTCGTGTGTGCTTATCCACTTTTTCTTAAATATGATTCCTTCGGATTCTGCTTTTTCAAGCATATCCATTCTGCCTTTGTTTTCTGCGCTCGTTACCATTGTTCGTGCGGTTCTGATTGATGCGTTTTTGTTCATGTTTTCCACGCGCTCAAGCCGCTTTGCTATCTTCGGTATGCTGTCGCCTTGTAAAATCCCCTGCAGAACTTCCGAATTTAATCGCTTTGTGTTCCAGCGCACATCTTTTGCAACATTTAGTTTATATTGCGGCAAAAGCGATTTATCCGTTGTTGCCAAGTATTTGACCGTGTTCGCGTCAATCAGAGAAAAGGATATGCCATACTTTAAAAAGCCGCTTGCAAAGTAGTTATAATTGAGCGCATATACGGGCGGCAGCTGACCATTAATATATGCTATTGCTATTCCGGTGACAATCGCCATCTCCAAGGCAGTTCTTTCCACCACCTGTTTATAGCGGTCATTTTGGACGGTGTATTCTTTTTTCATTGCGCGGAGTTCTCTGCCGATCCTGCGCTGTGCTTCCATATCCCCCGCCTTTTCGGCTTTGTCGTAAGCCTCCTGCAAGTCCGCCAGTTCTTCCGACGCATACTCCATATATTCCAGCCATTCCTTTTGAACATTGGCGTGCGCGTTGCTGTAGATTGTTGTCAATTCGCGCTCCATTTGTTCAAGCATTTTTTCCGTCTCGCTATGCGCCTTATCCATTACATCATTCCCAAAAGTTTAAGAATTGCTACGACGGTTCCTGCGCCGTAAAGTCCTATAAGGTTAAGCAGGTTATACAGTATTGCAATAATCACTCTCCCGCGTCCTCCTTTGCGTCGCCCTGCTCATGCAGGAATTTATCAGCAGTCTGTGCCGCTTCGGTGAAGCTGTTGTTTTTCCAATATGCCGAGATTCCGACGAGTATTGAGAAGATAACGCTGACTATGGTGTAAATCTCGTTGTAATCTGCGGGGATAGGAGCTTTGCCAGCCGCCGAAAGTGCCATGTTGACAAACGAGATAATGAGCAGGATTCCTCTAACCCAAGTACCGACTTTAACATTGCCGATGTTTGCGAAAATGTCCTTGATTTTGTTCATTGTATTACCTCACATTTCCAAATATTTTATAGCAACCCACGACATGATATCGGAAAGCAGTGCTTCTTTTACGCCGTTGTGAGTTTCTATTTTGCTGACCGTGTGCTTCTTCGGTGCAAGCTGCTCTTTCGGGACTGCCTTGCCTCGTGCCGCCGTGAGTCCGCCATAGGTCGCGCCCTTTCTTATCGTCACAACGCTTCCGGCTTTAATTTCTCCCGATTTCGTGACCTCGAGGTCGGCAGTATAGACCCAGCTGTTTATCTCCTTGAGCAGTGCCCTGTTGCCGCTGATTGATTTGACCGTGTGCGATTTCAGCTTCACCCAAAACGGAATATTCTGCCCTGTCGCGTACTTGCTTCCGGTTATCTTGACAGTGTCGCCAGCCTTGACTGTTGTAAGATTGCCGCCACTCGGTTTATCCGTCGTAGGCTTGTTAGTCGATGTGCTCGTCTTTTTCTTTATGCCGTAAAAATCGGCGACAGCCTTGACGATAGCCTCTGCGCACTGTCTCTGTCCGGCGGCGGTCTCGACGTGTTTGCGGTCGCTTGCGGTGTCGATAAATACGGTCTCTATCAGCAGAGACTCGCACTTGCAGGAGCGGACAAAGCCAAAATAGTCTGTGCCGTTTGCAGGATTGATTTTGACCTTCGCGCCCCTATCGCGGATGCCGAAGGTGTTGGCTATGCTCTTGCTGATAGCCGCCGCGAGCTTTTTACCGGACGCGCTCTTGTGCTTGTAATAGACCTCCGAACCTGTACCGCCTGAAGCGTTGAGGTGGATTTCCATTGCCAAATCATAGCCGTGCTTGTTGACGTGTGCTATTCTGTCCGTGAGATAAAGCGTCGCGTCATAGTTTATGACATCAGCGGCGCAGGCGTAGCCCTTGAACACCTCGCCTATGTACTTGCCTATTTCGCGCGCTATTTTGAACTCCTGATAACCGCCGCCGAGTGCGCCGCTATCGTAGCCGCCCTTTGCCGATTTTCCGTGTCCTATCGATATGCAGATATTCATTTACTCTGCCTCCTCAAAATATATTCCGACGAGCTGCGACGGTACATAGTGTAGTATAGTACCTTGACCGTTGCTGTCGTCTCTTGTGCATCTGTAAATTTTGCCGCCGTCGGCATAATATAGGTCTTTATAGTACCTCATGCCAGCCGCCGCCGTGATAGGATTATCAATCGTGCCGTCCTCGCCGACCGTGATAGGCCCCCAGTGCGCGGCGGTGTTTTCCGGCAACCATGTCGGATTTGCCGTTATGGCGTTGTAACACTTATACAGCCCGCTCGGTCTGCGGACTATACTGCCGACTGAATAATCGACATACCCGCTCCAAAGCGGATAAAGCTCTGCATACTCCAAAGCTTCTGCGTCCGTAGTGACCTTCGTCAACACGCCATCTATCTTGTTGCGATAAGCTTTTGCTTCTGCTCGCGTCATATATCTGCACCTCCTGTGATTATTTCCAGTGCCTCTTCGGCGGTTATTTCGCTGTCCGTATCGGTCTCCGCGTAGGTATATCCGGCATTCGGCAAATCTATGGCGGTGTCATATATCTCGTCTGTACCGACCTTTTGAATTTTCTTGCCGACATCGCTGTAAGTGTAGATAAGCCCGTTTGTGCGTGTCTCTGTTTTTATCATGTGCTCGCCTCCAACGCCGAAATCGGCTTAATTTGATTTGCAAGAGCAACCCAGTTTGTCGCCGCCTTGTAGCTGTCAACAAGGTTGTCCGGCACATAAATATACCCCGTGCCCGCTGCTATCTTGCTTCCACGCAACGCAATCGAAATGTCGGAAATCACACAAACAGACGGAGTGCGGATAATGAGCGTTTCAAGGGATGTACAGTCGGTAAACGCCGTTCGGTTTATATTTGTTACCGCCGAAAAATCGGCTGTTTGAATTGCCGAGAGGCGAAAGGTATCAGCGGGTAAATCCGTAATAAGAGGTAGGTTTGCAGATGTCAGAGATGCCGCCACGTAAAAACACCCGTATCCGATTGTTGTCACTAAAGGGAAATCAGCTTGTTGTATTGAAGTGTTTAAAAAAACCTCTCTGTCAAACTCGGTGGCCTTAGGAAGATTTATTGTCTGTAAGCGATTGCACGACTCAAAAGCGTTTCGTTTAACTTGAGTAACATTCGGCAAATCAATCGCTGTAAGAGCCTGACATCCTAAAAATGCGCACGCTCCGACCGTCGTTATACGGTCATTTGAATATGTGCCCGATATGGTGCGCTGGATTATTGCATCCTCGCCTGAACCAGCTATAGCGTCAACCGCGTCGCCAAAACCTTTGGTGAAGTCCCACGCAATCTGATTAGTGCCGCCTGTTTTGGCACGAATGCGACCAGCTGTATAGGTCATGGCTGCATCAAGTTGGGTGGAGTCAACTACCTTGTCGTATGACATTAGTAACTACCTCCTGTCCAAGTCGGCAGGGCGGCAAGAGTGTCGTTGACTATCTCTGCCTTGTCCGCCGCCGTCCAGTAGTCAGTGCCTTTGACAGGCGTGTCACCCTTGTCTCCCTTTAAGCCGACATCAGAGCCGTTATATTGGAGCTTTCCGTTTGAGACAGAGAGCAGGTCAAGCGCGCTTTTGTTGGCGTGAGTGTGGGATTTTTCTTCCAGCGTCGTGAGCGCATTTCCAACCGATTCAAGGTCTACCGACCACTGGCTCATCAGCTGATAAACCGTGTTATTATTGTCGTAATTAATATCCTCAGCCGTCAAAACAACAGCTCCGGTCTTGCCGTTGACGGAATCAACAGAGCCGCCACCGCCGCCTAAAGCCGCGTCGTTTATTGCGTTGACAAGGTTGTCTTTATGCGCGGTTGTCAGGTTGCTTAAATCGCCTATCTGATTCTGCAAATCCTGCCAAGTCTTTATCTCTGTGGGCGTATACACATAGTCGGAAGGCTTGTTTCTTTTTGCAACTATAAATATCTGCTCTTCTTTGGTGTATTCACCGTTGCTGTCTGTGACCCAAGCCCACGCCTTTATCGGTGTTGCGCTTGTCAACAGCTGATTCGGTATCGTTGCCTTGCCGTTTTGAACACCCACATCTATGCTTGTGCCGTAATGGTGATTTGAAAAATGCACCTGTTCGGCATCGCATTCGACCTGCCTGCCTGTGTCCCACTGGTATAAACTTCCTCTGCCGTCTGCAAGTTTAATCATTGTTCGTCACCTCCATCGGTTCAACCCGGTTCACTTCTTCCGCCCTTTTGTTAGCGATTATCTCGTCTATTCTGTCTCCAAGTCCAAGAATGTTGCAGACCTGTTCTGTTATCGTATCGTCGTCAAGATATTCAGCAGCGGACAAAAGCATTTCCATTTGTTCGCCTTTGTTCGACTGCTGTGAGCGGGTAAAAGAGACTTCATCCTCTATCCCTGCAATCTTGAGTATCGCCATAACGAACTCGTTGACACAATACTCATAAGCGTCTGCCTTGTTGTTGAGCGTCTCATAAGCCGCATTGATTTCCGTTGCAGTCTTGTTTCCGCCCGAAAGCGAAGTGGGGTTGAAGCACATAAAGTCTTTGTAGAGTCTATCTTGTATCGTCTCAATCGACAGCTCCGACGCGCTGACAGGCACTTCCACGCTGTGCGCTTCCGCCTTTGCTCCTGCGTCGCCGTCCGCGTGTACGATGTGACTCGACTTAATCTGCTCTATGAATTTTGCGTCGTCTACCTCGTCCATGCCGTTGCAGTTTGTCAAAACCCAGTATATGAGGTTTGCGTCCTCGACATTGTTGACGAGGTTAGAATTAAGCAAGTCGAAAGCGTCCAGTGTTCCGCGTCTGCCGACAAGCTCCGACTGCTTTTTATCGTTCGCCCACATCGGCACAATTGGAAACTCAGGATAATTCTCGCCGTCATAGATATAGTCGCCGTCCGCTTCCGTGTGCGCTATCTGTATTTTGTACGGTCTTTTCGGATTGAGTACTCTTGCTGTCTCGTCTTTGATATAGTCCGTGTAGCCGTCCAGCTCATAAAGCGTCGCTCTCAGCGGTTTGTCATCTGCTATCTGCCAAAATCTTATGCCAGCCATTAGTGCGCCGTTCTCTTCATCGTAAAGCGGGACAAATTCAAGCAGAGAAAAAGCGTCAATATGGTCGAGGTTAAAAAAGCCGAAAGACACGCCGCCGCAGAGGGCATATATACCCAATTTCTGTAGCTGTGTGTCGAAGTTTTTGCCAAGCTTTTCTTTTGTGTCCTCTTTGCCGAAATTAGCACCGTTTGACAGCAAGAACTGATTTTCCTGCGTTAATGCAAAATAGAAAAAGTTAGTTGCTATCTTGTGATTTGCCGTCCACCTATCAATATGGGCTTTTCCCTGCATATCATAGACGATTTTTTCATACTTCATAATGGTCGGATTCTCACCGCGCCAGTATGCGTCAGCGTCAAGCGCGATTCTGTAAGCCTTGCTTCCCTTGTGCTCGTTTATTGCATCCAACACAAAAGAGATTCGCTCTTTTTCGCTGCTGCCGACTCCTATTAAATCCTGATAAGTTTTAATATTAACTCACTCCTTGCCACGGTCTAAAATCATTTTAAACATCTGACGGTATGCCATTAACTGACCCACAACAATGTCGCGTTCCTTGTCCCCGCCGACTCTTCTCAGCTCGTCGAGCAGTTCGTCTCTCTTGTGCTCCTGCAGTTTGACGCGCTCTGCAAGGTGTCTGTTCTCGTCTTCAAGGTCTGCCTTGATATCCTTTAATTCGGTCTTTTCAGCGTCCAGCCTTTCAACGATTTTTTCAAGGTCTGCTATTTCTTTTTCGTACCGTCTGTTTTCATCGCGCATATCCGTTATACGCTTTTTCAGCTCTGATTCTGTCATTCTTCTCCCTCACAATATAGATTGATATTCGGCGGTTTTCCCGCGCTTCTTATTTATGACCGTTTGTATGCCATATCTTATTGAGTCGATATGGTGATTGTAACTGTCGACGGGCTGATTGATGTATTCTCCCGTCTTTTTGTCTTTCTGCCAGGTGTAGTTTTCAAACTCTTCTATCGTCTTTGTACAGCGTTCATCAATGATGATATTGCATCGTTGCATTCTGTCAATTCCGTTCTTCACGCTGTCCGCGCCTTTTACACTTGCTATGATTCTTTTTATCCCAAGATTTCTCAATTCTGTTATTGACTTCGGTTCTGCGCTGTCCGCTACAATCTTTTCCTTACTCAAGCCCAGCGATATAAGCGTTTCAGCAATAACATCATTGGTCATCCCTATTTTATCATACTCGCCAGTGATATACAAGTCGTTTTGAATGGGATTGTAATAGCCCCATGTAATCGCTGTAGGGTCGTTTGTATATCCGAAGTCCATTCCAGCCCAAAACCACGCGTCTTTTAATTCGTCCTCGCTGATTATGCGCTTTTGAATAACAGGGAATACCAGCTTATCAAGCGTCGCAAATTCTCCGCGCACATATATTTTATAATAAGCGGGATTTTTGTTTTCCAGTGCGTGAAGCGAATCAACATACTCTTTTGGCAGGTGCGGGTTGTCTCGGTATGTTGTTTGGACTATCACGCAGTTGTCGGGCTTCGTTTCAAAGAAATACTTGTATACCCAATTCGCTTTTGACACGGGGTTGAACATCAAGTGTATCTGATTGTTCGGCTTTTTTGACCTCAAGCGGAGGTTCAGCTGCGTAAAATCGTCAAGCGTTATCTCTGTTGCCTCTTCTATCACTATGTCTGTAATTCCGTTGATAGATTTGATTTTTTCGCTGTCGTCTAAGCCTTTAAACAGTAGGATGCTTCCGTTCAGAAACTCTATTGTCAAATCTGATTTGTTGATTTGCTTTACCGCCGGAGTAAGCCCTCCTATGTGTATGAGTTCCAGCGTCAACGACCACACGCTTTCTTTTAGCGTCGCTCCGACTTTTCGCACAATCAAAACTTTTCTTTGACTGTCTAAAGCTTTCAAGATGATTTTCTGCATAACAAAGTAGGACTTTCCCGAACCTGCTCCGCCGTAAAAGACATTGACTCGCGTGCCATAGTCTCTTATGTACGGTAAGTAACACGGCAATATTCCTTTTTTGTTAATCGTTATTTTCATCTTCCCAGTCCACTTTTATCTCCGTGACCTGCTCCACTTTATCAACAGGCTTTTCTCCTGCTGTGTCGCGTATTACCTCAAAGATTCGCGGGTCTCCTGTTTCCATAAACCTTCTCCATAGCGTAACAGCAGCAGCTTCGCTTCCCGTTTTCGTCACTCCGTGCTTGTCGGTGATTTCGCTTGCCAAAAGTTCGTTTAGGCAGTCTTTCAAAAGCTTCTTTTTGCGCTTCGCTTCCCCTGACGCTTTCCCGCCGTTGTGTCCGCACTCTTTAGCTGTTTCTGTTGTAAACGGTCTGCCCTCCGGCATTTTCTTTGCCATATTATCACCTCGCAAGGCTTATTTTAGCACATATTTCAAGTGCCTTTGCTATTCTTTTGCACCAACTATTTAAAGTCTTATCTGTTATATCAAACCATCCGCATATTTCTTTCTCTGTGCATTGAAGCCCGCAAAGATTTTCAAACTGCTTTTGGTCTATTTCTTTCTTAGGTCTACCCATATAGTCCTCCTTACTTACCGCTAATCAATTAGCTTAAATTCTGCACATTCGCCATGCATCTCACTTCGCTTTTAAAGTATTGACAAACCATTTTTTGATTGCTATAATAATACCAAAATATGCGGAGGTAGTCTATTGTTAAAATACCATACATCCGTATGGAATAGGCGGTTCAATTCCGACCTCTCCGCTCCAATCAACAGTCCTTTTCAAAGGGCTGTTTTTTTATTTTCTTAACCCATTTTTTATTGCCACCGATATGCGTTTTTATTCTACCATACAATGCAAGTTTTTTGTCAGTAGAATTTGGATATAGGTTAATCAATCGCACCAATTTGTTGTTGCCCATAATAACAAACGGTTGACCGCCGTCAATAGCCTTTTCTTTGAAGCCTAACTCCCTGTAAACCTTACCGCTGTTTATCGTGGCGTTAGAATAACTCATAATTTCTTCTTCGCCCAATTCAAGCAAGGCTTCCTCACAATGCTTTTGCAAACGAGATGCCCCACCGTTTACAAGGTAGTCTTTTTTGAACGACAACCGCATCAGCTCATAGCATTTCAGTTTTCCACGGACAGCACCCCCGGTGCGGTCATAAGACATCGCCCCAATCAAAACGCCATCCTTTACAAGTCCGAAACTCAAAGATGCCTTTGTCAACTTGGGAATGTTCTGCCGATGGTTTTTCTTGTAAAATTGCTCCTGTCTCTTATACACATCTCCGAGCCCACGAGACTAGCGCTCATCTCGT